ATTTGGCATTTCGACATCGGAATATCTTCTGCTGCGTGGGCAGTATGGGGGCTCTCTCCTCAGCGGAAAGAAGGTGCGGGAGGCATATCAGGCCGGTATGCCGGCACAGGACTATCTGCACTGGGCCGTCCAGGAAAAGGATACGGACGGAAGTGGAAGGACGAACCAGGCTGAGACCATCGCCGCCATTGAAACCAGTGGCTTGAGCCAGGAGGAAAAGGATGTGCTCTATGCCGTGGAACAGGTATCGGATGCAGGGCGCCGGAAATGGGAGCGGGCACGAGACTGGGGCCTGAGTGTTGAGGACTACCAACGATATTATGCTATCTATTCCGGAGACGGAAAGAAGGAGGAAAAGCTGACAGCATTGCAAAGGGCCGGTATGACTGCGGCCCAGGCAAACTATTTCTGGAGCCTTATGAGCAAGAATTAGAAAGGAAGGTACTTACCATGAAAGAACGACTGTCCAGACTGCTGACCGTGAAGTCCATCGTCACCCTTATTCTGACGGTGGTATTTGCTTATCTTTCCGCCAGTGGGATGGTGGGCATCGACCAGTTCCTTACCGTGTTCACCGTTATCATTGCGTTCTACTTCGGAACACAGGCCGAGCGGGCACAGGGGAAGGGGGCGTGACCGATGTCGGAGCACGAGTGCAGCGGGACGGACTGCGCTTCCCTCGTCCGCATCAAGGCACTGGAGAGGACGCTGGAGGACGAGAAGAAGGAGCGCTCACGCTCTCACGAGAAGATCTACAACCGCCTTGGGGCCTTGGAGCGTGGTATGACGGCTGTTACCACCCAGTACAGCCAGATCATTGCACAGCTTGCCACCATGTCCGCTGATATAAACGCCCTGAAAGAGAAGCCGAACAAGCGCTGGGAGACAGTGATCACGGCCATCATCACCGGAGTGGTTGGATTCCTCTTGGCCAGGCTTGGAATGGGGTAAAGGCATGTCAATGGCCCGCGTGCGGTTCCAGGAGCGTTTCTGACCTCAGAAATGAAGCTGGCAATCCAGAAGGCGAACTGGGGCTGATAGCACGAGAAAATGGTGGATGATGTGGCCCACATAAGGGTCATGCTCGACCAATACAGGATAAAAAGAAGCCGCGGGGGTCAACGCCCCTGCGCTTCTTGTTCGGCTTTGACCTGTAGTTTTTGCCAGGCGGCCCGACTGATATTGTAGACGGTTTGACGAGAACACCCTAGCTTGGCGGCGATAACTGGCTTGGATTCTCCGCGCATCAGAGCCAGCAGCACCCTTCGCTCCCGGCTTCGGCGGGGGAACAATTTATAAACCAGAGCAAGAAAGTCCTGGTCCTCATAGGATTGGAGAGCTGCAATGTTCTCCTCGGATGGAATGTCCTCCTCCAACGAGTCATCCGGGTGTATCGAGCGTATGTAATCAATAATGTTGCAGCGTGTGCAGCGGCGGGCCAGAGGCTCAAAGGGACGGTTTCCGTCCCACTTTTTGGTTGCTTCCCATAAACCGATCAGACCATTTTGTAGGGCGTCTTCGTCTTTAGCTGCCTCATTGGAGACAGAATAGGCCACGGAGCGTACCAGATAGCGATATTTGATAATAAGGGCCTCCTGCTCTGCACGGTTCAAGGGCTATCCCTCCTTCGGCGGGTCTGGGAGGGGCATCCAGTGGGTGATTTTACCCGCACTGGGCCCAATATCCGTCATCCATTCACCCCACAAAATCCAACCTACAGATGTTCCAATGCGCTCACAACGCACGATAACTCTCTGCTGTTCCTCCGGCAACCTCTCCTTGACGCTGATCCACTCACTCATGCTGTCCGCCCTCCCCGTCGTGGATGGAGCCCTCCATATCCAAAAACTTCTGGCACATGGCCGCAGCCTGAATGGCCTCGCAGGCTGCGTTGATGGCGTTTTGTTTTAAGCATCTAATATCTTCATTGGCCGGAAGGTCACTTGTGATATTTCCCCAAGCACACTCCAAGAGTAGTTTCATCTTGCTTACCTCTTCTTCGGCCTCTTCTGCTTCTTCTTTTAGCACCGCCCACCCCTCATGCTGGCTGTGGAACTGCGGAAACCGCTCATTGGCGGCAGCCAGCTCAACGTCCACCAGTTGCCTGACGTTGGCTAATACAGCGTTCATTTCGCACCTCCGATGATTTCGTCCAGCTTAACGCACAGGCCGAGGGGCAGAGATGGGAACAAGTCACTGTTGATGTTTGCAATATGCCCGCCATGGTCGTTGCTCAGGGCAAGCGCACAAGCATTCATTCGAGCCAGATCGCTAGCTTCGGGGAACAGTTTTTTCGCCGCTTTTGCAAGTTCCACCTCCTGCTGCGTCCAGCGGGGCTTTCGGATGATGCGGTCGGGGTGGTTGATAATTACAGCCAAATCATCCTCATTGTAGCAAGGGTTCCAGAGATCTCCCGTCTTATAATATCGCTTCCCGTCTGCTCCAATCTTGAAGGCGCCTCTATTTACCTGATTTGCGCCGAAATCGTATGTAAATTCTTCGCCTACCTCAACACCCAGCACCTGCGCAATTCTTGGTTTATTCACTTGTTGTCCTCCTCCTTGATTTTCAGGTACTTTTCGATGGCTTCGTCTAGGTTGGCCTCCTTGTCACGTTCGATGCAAAACCGAATATATTCCTCGATAAACTTCATGTCATTTTCGGCACCCTTGATTTTTCCCTTCCAGCCACAGGAGGGGCAGTAGAAGATATCTCCGCGTCCTCCATTTCCGCAGTTTCTGCCGCAGTTAGGGCACTCTGCATCAGCAAACATCAGATTAGCCATGGTCGGCCTCCTTTCGCTGGCCGTAGGAGCAGAAATCATCCGGGCCAAAGTTAATGCTAAACGACGCTCCGCCCTCATGGTCTGTTGCAACATCATCACTCTCACATTCCATGGTATAGTGATTGAACCACTTACAATCCCGGCACCTGACCACAGGCACGGCGTCGATGGTGGGCAGGCTATCAAACATCCGCTGCATGACAGCTCCAGTCACCCCATCACCACCAAAGCACTCTCTGGCTTTATCCGCATCAACTAGTTTCATGCTCGTCCTCCTTCTCCTTTTCCTGCTCCCTCCGCAGTGCGTCCTCGGCTTCCTTTGGGGTATCCCCAAATACACACCCGCTGTCCATATCCTGTAAAACATTGATGGCGCTTGCATAATGGGCTTTTGCCGGTTTGGGGAAGCGCGCACTACACATATACACCCATCTCGGAGGCTTGAATGGCAGCACCACGCACCGCCCTTCATCGTCGGCCTGCTTGAGTTCGCGGAGGCGGTCAATGGGGCCGAGAGCACGATATTGCTCTAACTCTTGCTTGTCCAATCTTAGGCCGAAAACCTCACCCTTAAGTTGTTCAATTTCTCCTGGCTCCAAGCCAGTCTCCTCATAGGCTGCGAGGCGGTCACAGACATCTTTATTCATTTGTCCATATAGGTGGGGCTTGAAACACGCCCTGCCATCGGCTGATCTTCTGGTCAACCGTTCCATGTCAGTCCTCCTTTTGGCCGTCCCACTTCCATGCGGGGCAAAGTTTGTGCAGGTCCTCTACTGCCGCATCCCTTTCCCGTTTTACCCGTTCCAGCTCAGCTTGTACGGCTTCCAACTCCTCGTGCGCCTTGACAATTTCCGTTTTGGCGCAAACGATAGGGCAGTCGTGGCACTTGTCCTCATAGTGTTTCAGACGGGTGATTTCTGCCCTGGTCTGCTCCAACTCGGTCAGAACTTTTATGTATGCCCGTTCTGCATTTTCATAGAGGTGTTGCCTATTGTCTGCGCTCCTCCTTTGCCGCTCTACTTCGTCCCGCAACCTCTCGTTTTCGGCCTGGAGTGCGGAGAGAGCAGTGGCGGCATCAAGGGCAACGCCTCTTTTCAGGTCATTCCCTTCAAAATATCCGTTTAATTGCTCAATCAGCTTCTCAATGTCCATCACTTTCCCTCCTCCGGCGGCCCATCCCAGGCCGTCCAGTATTGTCCGTACAGATCCATAGAAAACGGCTTGATGTGCTTGCAGTACAAGTATCCATCCCTGCACCCTTCTGCAATCTCCAGGCCGCCCCATTGGAGCTGGGCTATCCCTGTTCCCTCAATGTAGATTGCGGTCTCCTGGGTGATGGATTCCAGCTCTGCGCGGGTGTATTGGTGTCTCATGGCGATACCTCCGGCGGGCGGCTGGCAATTTCATTTGCCCTGTTGCAGATACTTTGCAAAGTGCTATTCTTGATTTTCCCGTGCGGTGACTCCCGCAGCTCCTCCATCGTCAGCGGCTCGTTCGGCTGGGCAGCTTCCGCCAGATTTTCCATTTCCGCAAATTTCTTTGAGTAGTCTGGTTTTTCCAGCGTATACCCAGCAGCAAAAATTTCCAGTAGTTGCTCCGCTGTAAAACCTGTTACGATCTGGAGCTTTGTGTACAGCTCGTCAAGCTCTCTCACTCGATTCACCCACTCGTTCGGCGGGGTGAGGGTGGGCGCAGTGCCTGTTCCGTTTCTTGCTCCGCAGCGGCGGCAGAAAATAAAATTTTCGCTGAACGTTTGCTCCCCGAAGTCCTCTCGGAACTCATGATAATCGTGGCAATTCGGGCAGATATATTGAGTTGTACCCTTTTCTGTTTCTCTACGTATCCATCCCATCCGTTTTCTCCTTCCCGTAGGGCAACCACCTACTGTCCCACTCTTTTATCGCTCCAAGTTTTGTGAGCTTCCAGGCCGAACCAGGTATAGTTGATTTATCGCAGCGGGAGCAAAAAACGGAGAATCGCAGTCTCCACCGTCCAACCCGTCTGACTTTGGTCTCTCCTCCACAATACGGGCAAGGTTTAATCGCCCTTACCATCGTTCAGCGCCTCCTTAACCATGCGTGGGCTTCCCTTTGTGGGGATTTCTTGCGTTGGCAATAAAAGCATCCATAATAAGCGTGAGACGATTATGTTTGACTTCGCCATTTCCGTCGATATAAAAGTTTTTCATGCTCCACCGCTGGAGTTCTCGACCAAATGGATAATCTACCACGATATCCTGACCAATCAGGGCAATAAATTCAGGTCTGGTCATCTTTCGGCACCTCCTATCTCTTCAGCACCATGTCCACGGCCTCGTCCGTCATGGGAGCGCCGCAGTTAGGACAAAATGGTGTTCTACTCCAAAAATAGCTTATTGGATACCCACACTTTGAGCATTTACACATTTGCTCCACCTCTTTGTTGGTGTTTATCCATTCTCCCCGCACCCGCTCCACCTGCTCACGGCTGACGGGGCGGAGGGCGGAAAGGGCGAGGTTAAGAGCTGCAATTCGTCTTTCTGCATTTTTAACTCCATCAGCCATTTGGTGTGACACCAAAAACGTGCTTGGGTTATCTCTCATAACCTCATTCTGTCGCTTGCTTTCCGCCAAAATGTCAATCGCTTCTTCCCGCGTCACGGCTGGGCCTCCAATCTCTGCAATTCCTCCGCGCTCAGAATCGGCGCGCGGGTGTTCCAGGCCAGGCGGGCTTGCGCCTGTGCCTCCTCAATTCGCTGTTTCGCCGCCTCAAAATATCCGGGGTCTAATTCTATGCCAATAAACTTCCGCCCCGTGTTGACACAGGCAACGCCGGTGGATCCACTTCCCATAAACATATCCATAACGGTTCCGCCATCAGGAGCAATAGCCATTAAATGCTCCAACAACTCGATAGGTTTTTCAGTCGCGTGTATCCGTCTAGATGTTGCTTTCGGATTACAAACAAAATATCCTTTGTAGTTTCCACCCTCATTTGGAATATGTCCATTTGATGCCCAAACACAATATTCGGCGTTTTGCGTAAACCGCCCTTTTTGTGGTCTCGCTGCGGTTTTAATCCATGGAATAACCCCCCGGTACACAAGCCCGCCGCACTGCACGGCGTCAATAGTCGCTGCCAACTGCCTCCAATCGGTAAAGATGACTGCGATGCCGCCTGGGCGCATCTTTTTTTTCGCAGCAGAAACCCAAAATGTTTCCCAAAGCGTAAAACTGCGTTGGTCTCGATTATCCCCCGCAAAATCAGGCTTGATATCTTTTGTGTCTGTGCTTTGATATTTTTTACTTGATCCGTTCGCTCTATCAGAGCGATACATTCCGCCGCTGGAATACGGAGGGTCAGTCAGCACCATATCCACGCTACCGTCCGGGATGTCTTGCAGTAGTTCCAGGCAATCTCCCTGCATCAGCACCACCCCCGCATCCGTCAGCCGCTTGGCCGCCTCTCTATCGCCCAACAGGGCGCGCGTCTTATCGTCCATCGTTCGGTTCCTCCTTTATCAGCGGCCATTGAGAAATGCCATCCTGGCTTGCGGAGACCTACTGTTTGATGGCAGGTTATTCCGAGCCCTCCATGCGGCGATTGGATTTTTTGATAAGCCAAAGTGCTTCCCAATCTTGATATCGCTCATGCCCTTCTGGTACAGTTGCATACATGTTGCCTCGTCAAATACAGCCTTTGGCCTCCCGTTTGGATTCGGCGGGGTGCGTTGAACTGTCTTTTTCTCTGTGCAGCGTGCGCCCGGCGGGCAGATCAAAGAGCGTGCATGCCCGGTACAGCCTATGTAGTCGCAGCAGTACAGCCCGGCGGTGATATAGCACCTGTAGATGCAGTTAGCACAGTGCTTGTCCATGCCCTACACCTCCACCACATGGATTCCGCGCCCGGCCATGAGCTTTTTCTTTAGCTCATATTCCTTGGTTCGGAAGCCCTTCACATCTTCCACCACAGGCAGCCAGTGGACGGCGCCCGTGCAATCCGGCTCTGTAGGCCGCTCATATGAAAAGTCGGCCCGGTACTTGATGGCCCGAACACGCTCGCCCAGCGGTGTCGTGAACGCCTCCTGGAGTGTGAACTCCGGCTGGAGCTTCAGATCCCGAATCTCTCCGGCACAAAGCCGAAGCATGAGCTGGTCATACCGTGCGGCCTCTTTCTGACTATCGAAAGTGATGCCATTTCGCACCGCCTTCTTGTTGCCGTATTTATTCACAGGGCAAGGCCCCTTTCGTCGAGAATGTCCATCCAGGCCTCCCAGGTCAGCCCTGCCTTTTTTGCATCTTCCAGCACATCATCCCAGCCAAT